CCCCCCCTAGCCAAGGTCAATTGAAACTTTGATGTCCCCCGCCACCTGTACCTGTGATCTATCGATTGGCTTATACCCAGCCCGATCCAGCAAGTCTTGGCTAGCCTGAAGCGCTACGTACTCACTCTTTGCACCAGTTGCCAGTCTCCGAACCGTGTTGACGGCAGCTACAGCACTCAACCCAAACTCTTCGTTCATCCGTTGCGCTAGGTACTGTTGCACATTGGCTCTCTTCAAGCTCTTGTATGCGCTGACGTATCCAGACTTGCCAGCAGCGTACCCAGCCTTCTCTGCCGCCTGTGCTGGCTTCAGACCTTCGGATACCATTATATCAACCAAAGCTATCTGGCGTCTGGTTAACTTCTTAATTGCTACGTCGTTCATATGTTGCTCCTTGCTGCCCCCCTCTCCCTCTCTCCCCCCGTTGATAGCACGCTCTAAAACCCCTGTGTCAACGCACAAAAGAGTATGCCGCAGCTGTCTCGCCCAGACGAACCACGGCGCTCCAGCCATCCCACCGCTCACCGACGATCCCTGTCGCCTCTGCACTTTTCCCAAGAGAAAAGCTGCTTGAGACTCGGTGATCGGCGGCAGCATTGGGTCCCTTGGCAGTAGGTCGCCTTAGCTCTCTCACACACAGAAACTGTCCAGCGGATTATATCTTCCAGATGGCCCTATAATTATGGCAGCGAGTCAACCCACAAGGGGTCGGCATCACGTCCGTCCGCGCCATGCTCGACATACTCCCTTCCGCGCCTAGTCGTTGCTACTCTTGGCTGGCACCTGCGCTTGTGACCCGTCTTGTGCAGGTCCGTGTGTCTTGCGCGTGGCTGTGGGCGGGCGCGATACCTTGACTAGCTGCCATAATTATTGGGGGTCTTCGGTATAAACCATGGATAGTCTGTGGTGAGAACAAATGGAGAAGAACATGGAACAGTACAACATAGTATTCAAAGAGAACGGCGAGATCGTGAGAACTAACGGTCCTTACATGTCATACGGTGAAGCACACAGGAATCTAATGGAGATGGACTTGATCATACCGATGGGTTGGTGGGCCAGCATCGAGGAAGCAGAAGAGTACCTATCAATAAAGGAGTCACTAATAGATTACGAAGATGAGTAATGGCCTAGCGCGGTCATTGAGTATCGCAAGGGTTTCACGAGCGTCAAGCCGCCCTTGCAATACTCAACGTCCGCGCTTGGCTTTTAGATATAACAGAAAAGACTGTTAAGAATAACACAATGGAGAATCACAATGAACAACCTAATTCAACAAGACCTAGACTTTGCGCTTAATGGCGAGACACAAGTAACACTAGCGCAAGCGATGGCAGCAATCGCAGCGCACTTCCATGATCCAGCGCTCGGACAGGATCAAGAGTCAGGTCGCTACATCGAGCGCAACCAGATGGGATGGTCGCAACGGATGGCGCTTCAGTCGCTGGCCAATATGGCGTGGCGTCAGTTGCACGACACAGGAACAGATAAGAATGGTCGCCCTCGTGGCATCTCTTACAAGCTAGACAAGGCTCGCTCATACGCCAAGCAGTTAGCAATGCAGATCAACGGTGGAGAGATCGACATCGAAGCGATGAACCGTGCAGCTGGCTGGATCGAGCGCATGGAAGTAGAGCAGTCGGCTCTTGAGGAGATGTACCACACTACAGCAGCGATGTTCGAAGCCGCAATCGGTGAGCCATTCGAACCATACGAGCCTTGGACAAAGGCTCCATCGTCAAAGGCGAAGGCTGACGACTCCCAGTTAGCGGACATCAAGGCGCGTATGGCTAAGCTCGGCATCACTGTCGAGGAGACGTTCACTCCTAATACAGATGGGGTAAACACAGTAGAAGCAGACGTTGCGTAAGTAAGCACCGCCAAACAACAGCAGACGTGGGTCTCTTCGGAGGCTCACGTTTCTTCGTTCCAGAGGTGGGACACCCAGTTGATAGGGGCGCAACGATCAGACGCCAGCAACAGGTGATGACCGTTGATCTGGAACCAACGCTAGCCGCGGGCAAGAGAGTGAGTGTGTGTGTGCCGCGAGGGCTGCAAGCAGAGCAGCATTTCAAATTGAAAATCAAAAAGCCAAAAGGAGAAACCGATGACACTCATCGAAGCGTTTGATCTAGCCATCGAGCTAGCAGTGACGGCACCATCAGAAGAGAAAGCAAAGCAAGCTACGGAATTAGCAGAAGGGTTTGCAATGTTACTAACAGATGAAGAAGTTCAATCAGTCAAGGAGAAGTATGAACAATGATTAAACCAGTAGGACTATTCCACACGCCTGAAGATTGGGATGAACTGATGAATTGGATTCACAAGCACAGCCCAGAAGATCGAGCGCACCTAACTACAGCAGCAGCCATGGCTTGGAACCTAGCTGCTAAACTAACCAAAGATGGAGAACCAAAATGAGATACACATACGCAGACATCGGAAGTTTAGAAGTAAACTTAGCACTGACAATAGATGAGATGGAGAAGCTCTCTGAATTTATGTCTGAAGCTAACGCAAGCGATCAGAACTGGGTCGTTCGTAAGTTTCACAGAGTCTTAACTGAAAGCCTCAACAACACAGCGGAACTGATGCGCATACATGCCAAGCAAATGCAGGAGAAACCTAATGCTTGATTTTAATTCAACTGACTGGAGCTTTCCAGTCGAAGCCCAGCCAGTGTTTGACCAGCTGGGCAACGAGATCAACGGCACACAAGCCGTTGTTCGCACCGACAATAACCAAGTTCTAGGCGTTCATGGCTCACGCTATCGTGTTCTTAGCCACGACGATGTGGTCAACAGCACACTGGATGCAGTGAAAGAAGCTAATCTTTCTGAAGATTACACCGTCAACATCAAGGTCATCGAGAATGGTCGCAAGCTACGAGGTGAAATTCTATTTAATAATATCACTATCGAGCCTGTTGTCGGCGACATCGTTCAGTATCGCATCAACTTCTTTAACTCATACGATGCAAGCTGGTCATTTTCTCAAGCGGCTGATGGTCTGCGCCTGTGGTGTCTCAATGGATGCACGACTCCAATGGGTACAGCGCGGAGCAACTTCAAGCACACGCAATCAATTAACATCGAAGGCAGTGCTCAGAAGATGGTGAATGGCATCGATGTGTTCATGAATAACAAAGAGATGTGGATTCAGTGGATGCAGATTCATGTGTCAGATCACATGGCTGAAGCATTCTTTAAGCACACCTTGGCCAAAGCCCCGTCACGACAGCAGCTTGTGCATAAGTCCAACGAGAAGCAACTCGAGAACCTGCTTGGTATCTGGGCAGCGGAGAGTGGCAACCTCGGTAAGAACAAGTGGGCTTTGTACAATGCTATGACTTACTGGGCGACACACACCTCAGAGCTGCGCAATCCAGAGGTAGCACGACGAAATCGTGAGGACTCGATTGCCAAAGCAATGAAGCACAACAGGTTTGAGAACCTTGAACTCGAAGGAGTATTCTAATGACACAAGCAGCACCCCGCATGACACTTCAACATTACACATTCATTGCCGACATGATCGGTCCAATGGTTGCTTGGCCCTCCCACTTACAGGTTGTAGCTGACGAACTTGCAGCAACTAACCCACGGTTTAATAGGGATAAATTCATACAACGTGCAGTCAAAGCATGGGAAGCAAACCATTCAGAATATCTACAGGAGGTGGAAGATGAGATCGTTTACTGAAACGATTGAATGCACTGAGTGTGCAGGTACAGGAGAGATTGAGATCGAGGTCTACGATGTAGCCTCTTTCTCTAACCCATACGGAGACATCACTGTAAGGTATGATGTCTGCCCAGAATGCAACGGATCAGGAGAGGAAGAGACTGATGATTGATATACTTGAAGAAGCATCGAGCATTATAAGCGGAGCGCGACAGGAAGAGTACGGCAAACCTGAAGATTCATTCCAAAAGATTGCCGACTATTGGGGTACATATCTAGATCATCCAATAAGCCCACAAGATGTAGCGCTTATGATGGTGATGCTAAAGGTAGCTCGCATACCTGAAGGTAAGAAAGCTACTCGTGATACGATGGTAGACATCGCAGGTTACGCAGCTATCGGCAGCACACTAAGCTTTGTTTGACACCTTCGCTGCGATGATGCAGTAAGTTGGGATGAAATCATATCTACAATTACTGGAAGAGAAGGCGGGCGCTACTGGCGTCCCCTTACTCAAGGCATTCAAAGCAGCAAGAGTACCAACCTCAACCTATTATCGAACGATCAATGGTGTTACTGAGTTGCGCTTCGACACAGCAAGGAAGGCAATGAAGGAACTTGAAAAACTTCACGCACTTCAACAAGCCCGTGAGCATACCAGACAGTTACGAGAGTCTGGTGGAACAATTGATACACGCAAGATCAGAGCAAAGTTTAAGCCAAGAAGCACTGGCGCATAACATTGGATGCACTGTATCGTTGATCCATAAATGGGAGACACACAAACGAATCCCTTCTGGATTCTTTCTGATGTGTTGGTTGGACGCACTTGGGTACGAGATCGAAGTTAAAAAAAGGGATGGCTCGATGTGACTCATGCGAGTTCACGGTCACAGACTTTGTTGCAATACTAAAGAACGGTCACGAGAGAACCACTCAGAAGCATTGGTTCATATGCTTTGACTGTTATCAGAGGGAAATATGGCAAACAAAAATAAGTCTAAAGGATACTATCACGAAAGAAAAATCGTGGAGTGGCTCACGAAGATCGGCATCAAAACGAAACGCCAGCCCCTCAGCGGAGCGTTGGGAGGAGAGTATCGAGGCGACATCAAAGCAGAACTCATGGGACACGAACTGGTAGGCGAGATCAAGTATCGCGACAAGTCAAACTTCCCTAGTCCCTTTACAGTATTGGATGGCAGAGACTTTGCTATCTACAAGCGGCGTCATGGAGAGCCGCAAACCATTGTCATCTTCAGGGGTGACATCTTTGAAAAGCTGATGGAGAACCAGCATGAACCAGAACCAACAGATACTAGCACACCTGAAGACAGGTAAAACAATCACACCGATGGAAGCGCTGCGAGAGTATGGATGCTTTCGATTAGCTGGCCGCATCTACGACCTCAAAGAAGATGGATGGCCCATCGTATGTGATCGACTAGATGTGGGTGACGGCAAGCGTGTCGGATACTATCACTTGGTCAACGACAAAGATCAGTGGCCTCAATGACTTACACCTGATAGAAAAAGAAACGCCGCGTAGGAGCGCAGCGTTTCAATAGAAGGGCGAGTAAGTGATGGAGAACCACTTGATACACTATGACCTTATAGTAGACACAGCATTAATGCCAATGCAAAACGCAACTGCAAAAGTTCTGCTGATCGCAATGGCTAACTACTCCAATGCTAAAGGTGAATGCTTTCCTTCTCAGCAAAAGCTGTCTGAAGATACGCTCATACCCATTAGAACTATAGCTCGATCACTGCATTGGCTTGAAGCTAATGAGTTTATCCGTGTCCTTAGACGACCAAACAAACCCAACTTCTATGTAATCATTTCGATGGAGGAAGATATGTCAGATGAAAATGGATATGCCAAAATGGCAGACGAAGTAGTAAGTAATATAACTAAGCTAGAGTTAGCTAGAGTAGCTAGT